AGCCCGTAAACTGAGCCGTATCGAAGTAGCTACTCACGATCATTACCGCGAGGATCATCGCCCATGCTGTAACGTGTATACCATATCTTTTTTTGCTTATCGGTGGCCGAGCTTCCTTTAAGCCCTTCTCGCCACTGGTACTTGAATGCCGTGATTTCTGCATATTCCTGCACCCTCTTTTGACCATACACCTGAACCATAGCATCGATGCACTCGATCTTGGCGAGCTTATAATGAGGCGGTGAATTCACCGCCACATCAATAGTCTCAGCCAGTGATGGCTCTTGGCTCTTGATCGCCTCGAGAAGCCGCTTGTGCATTCTTGGCGTCACCAGTTTGGTGGTCTTGATCTTGTAATAAGCAGACTTGCTTATACGACTTTGCTTCAAGAACGCCGTGACGGTTAGCCCAGAGGCCGCTAATGCTCTTTGAAGCCGAGCCAGCATCTTCGAGGCGTTCAAAACGGAATGTCGTCGTCGCCAAACTGGTCCTCGGCAACATGTTGAGTGGTGCTACTGATTGCGGCTAAACCTTTTACCAAGCCACCATCAGCCTTGCTGCCTTTTGCGTGGGCTGCTGCCATCTCGAACGACGCATCAATCATGTCGCAAAGAAATACTGGCAGGTCCGCAAATACATCGCAGGCGGCCTTGCTTGACTCGCAACTCTCGCCTGAGAATTCTTTGCAGTATTCATCAAGATCAAAGGCAACCTGATCATTGACCGTGGCCACCTTCTTGGCACCGCCATCAGGCTTGAATATACTCACCACCTTCGCCTTACCGTTCACCGTGTGGGCAACTTCTAAGTCGCACGACACGCCAAGGATGTTGGTAAGGTCAAAGCCCTTCAACTCCTCCTCGGTAAAGGATTTCCCACGCCAGCTCTTCAGATCCTTGTGCAGCGCGGCATTCTCATTTAGAGAAAGCGTGTACTGTTTAAAGATTGAGAAGGGCTGGTCATTCTTCGTGCGCAGGGCGGGCAACTCCCAAAACATAAAAACGGATTTTCGCTTTTTAGGGGCATCATCCTGAAATTGCTCTTCCCTCGTCCCGGCTTCTGCTAACTTATAACAGATCGCCGAATGCGTGCCGACTGGCACTACCTCAAAATCGTCTCCACTGCTTGTTGCTGTTAATCCCATAGTAGTTTACCTTGTGTGTGTGTATAAAGTTGTACTAGTATACACAGCTCAACGAAAAAAGAAAGCGGACAAAACCATGGCAATTACAGTTAGCAGACCGACCAAAAATCTCAGTACCCCATTTACGCAAGATGCCAGAAAAGAGTTTGAGGCATTCCTAGCCAGCAATGGCATGACCATTGATCAGAAGAAGGGGCTCATAATTGATGGCGGCATTGGCAGGGCCTATATGGAGTCGAACAACAAGCGCAAGCTGACCGGTTGGTACCAGCTCTGGTTGAACCAGAGTGCGCCCTATGGCCGTTGTGGCGACTATAGGATTGATCATTCTTCCCCCACGGCCCATTGGCGGCCGGGCAATGGTAAGCGCTACCCGCCGCTGACTGAGGAGGAAAAGGAAGAGATCAAGAGCCGCTCGGAGAAGAAGAAAAAAGAGACCGCCGCCAAGCAAACAAAATCGGCCAAGATCGCCCAAACCATCTGGGAAAGGTCAACGCCGTGCGAAAAACATCCCTATCTGGAGAAGAAGCAGGTGCTCAGTCACAACCTGCGGCAGCACAAAGATGGGCGCCTCGTCATCCCGTTGCAGGACGCGAACTTAGATATCGTGGGCTTGGAGTTCATCAGGGATGACGGCGACAAGAAATTCCTCCGCGGCAGCAAGAAGAAGGGCAGCTTCTTCATTCTGGGCGAGCACATGCTGCATGATGCACCCATCATTAACTACGCGGAGGGCTACGCAACGGCGGCCAGCTACTTCCAGAACGTTGGGCAACCCGTTGTGATCGCATTTGATGCCTTCAACCTAGAGCCGGTAGCGCAAACGATCTCAGAATATTTCCCGAATGCGAAGCACGTTATCATCGCAGACGTGGATGAAAACAAGACCGGGGAGATCAGGGCAATCGCGGCCAGCCAAGCTGTGCTTAGCTCGGGCGCTGAAAGCGAGGTGCTGATCCCAGAAGGCGGGCTCGGTGACTACAATGACCGTTCAGTTGAGGGTGAGCTGATCCCGAAGCTGAAACCGCTGAGCGTGCCAGAAGGATTCGACTTCAACAAGGGCGAGCGCGGGCGGTACCTCAACACCAAGGAAAACGTGCGCGGCGTGATGATCCTGAACAAAATTAGCTGCCTTTACAACGTCATCAAGAAGCGCATGGAGATCACCATCCCTGATACAAACTTCATATCAGATCTCGCTGAAGAGGCAGCACTGATCGATATCGAAGATCGCTGCATCCAGATGAATATCCCGCACACCAAGGTGAGAGACTATCTCAAGCTGCTGGCGGAGGAATACAATCCGGTGAGGGATTGGATGGAGGTAAAGCCATGGGACGGTGAGAGCCGCTTGCAGGCGTTCATAGACACCATCAGCAGCCCACGGCGCGAGCTCAAAGAGATGCTGATGAAGAAGTGGTTGATCTCTTGCGTAGCCGCAGCGTGTGAACCAAAGGGGGTTGAGCTCGAGGGGATACTGGTATTTCAGGGCGCCCAAGGTCTGGGCAAGACGCTGTGGTTCAAGCGCTTGGCAAACTATGACGAGGGCTGGCTGCTCGAGGGTGCAACGCTCAACCCGAGTGACAAGGACAGCGTCAAGCAGGCAGTGAGCCACTGGATCGTGGAGCTGGGCGAGATCGAGAGCACCTTCAGGAAATCAGACATAGACCAGCTAAAGGCGTTTGTGACGAAGAAGACTGATGAGCTAAGGCTACCCTATGACAGAGCCTTTACCAGCTACCAGCGGCGCACAGCGTTCTATGCGAGCGTCAACGCCAGAGAGTTCTTGACCGACTCCAGCGGTAACCGCAGGTTCTGGGTGATCCCGGTCAGCGGCATCAATGTTAGCCATGGCATTAATATGCAGCAGCTCTGGGCGGAGGTGAAGGAGACGATGTACCGACCGGGTGAGAAGAACTGGTTTCTCAGCCCTGATGAACGAGCCATGCTGCAAGATAGCAACGAGTTCTACCGCACGCAGAGCAGTGTCGAAGACCTCATCCTCGAGCACGTTGACTTCGGCGGCATCGACACCAAACCAGTTCAGATGACGAAGCTACTGCGAGATCTGGGCGTGCAAAACCCGAGGATGAATGATTTCAAAGACGCAGCGAGGGTGCTCAGCTATGGCGGAAAGGAGCCGAGGCGAAGCAGCGGCAGGAAGATTTATGACCTCTGCTACACCCCGGTGGCCAATGATAAGCTCGATATTCCTGCATACAATGGGGGTGGCTGGGACGATTGAACCAGCCTGATTGGGCTTGGTTGGAGGTCATGTAAATGATGATTTCGAGGGTTTTTGGATTAGGGGTAAAAAAATGCCACCCTGTACCCTCTGTGTGATTAGGTCTAAGTGGTTGATATTACTACTGTTAGTCTATAAGGTAGGGTAGGGTACTATATATATAAAATAGAATAGTGTAGTAGTGTAAAAGGGGAATAGTAGTATTTACATGGTGGTTAATTAGGGTATGGGAGATAGCTATGCCCTCCCCCTCACTGGAGGATGCGATGGACTTTGAATTTTTGTGGGAGCTGAGCCATACTCGTGACGAGAACTATCATCGCTGGCGGGAGTTGAACAACGCTGAGCGGGATGCGTGGGACTTGCCGCGAGAGACGGAGTCCGGGGCGCGGTGGATATTTGATAAGATGGAGGTGAAATGGCGGGCAGAGGCAGACCATCGAAGGAACGACCCAAGCTGGCACCTGCGCCGGTTCAGTTCGAGCAGGACCGAGAGTTCGATCTAACGGAGATGCAGACTGCGTTCGTGTGGCACTACACGAAGGGCGGCTGCGGGCAGACAGAGGCAGCACGAAGGGCAGGCTTTACCTTCCCGGCGGGCAGTGCCAGCAAGCTCATGAACGGCCGGGATCATCCGAACGTAGTTAGGTCGATCCGGGCCGAGCAGGAAGATATGAGAGAGCGGTTCGCGATCACACCAGAGAAGACTGGCGCTATGCTGTGGCGCATCGCCGAGACGTCCTTCGAGACTGGGGCTTACAATGCAGCAGTGAGCGCAGTGAAGGAGTTGAATCAGCTCGCTGGTTTGACCATACAGCGCAGTCATAACCTGAACATCAGCGCTAACCTCGATAGCATGACCAAGAGTGACATCAAGTCACGGTTGAACGAGCTGCTGGGCGTGAACGATGAGTTCAGCGACAAAGACCACTAGGTTAGTTAGTACTCACTAACCTAGACAGTACACGAATGTAAGTTAGTACTCACTAACAAGGCGGGGGACCGCCCCCGCGCTGGCGGGCCGGCTCCCGCCGAAAATCGCCCTTCCCGCCCTCCCTCCGCTAAATCCTTGAAACTAAAGGGGAATTCCCAGAAAAAAGGCTGGATCCTGAACTTTTGTTGCCTGTCTGGTTTGACGCCGTGTGAGCACGGGGGTGACAAAGCTCATCAGAGCGAGCCTGAGAGCCTATGGGATCATTAGAGGGTGTTGCCTTTGGACCCCTATGGGTTTGGGAAAAGACGCTGACAAGGCTTTATTATGATACTGGGCACCCCCTTGAGCGAGCCGGCGCTTGAGGTTGGCTAAATTTCTGAGTTCGGTGCATTCAAAACTCAATTTTAAAAGACAGCAAAAAGATGGGCACAAGACGTACCTTTTGGGCACAAGACGTACCTTTTTTTGTGTCCTCCCTAAGCGGAATCCTAAAAAAATTTTGC